CGCATAATATTGATTTGACGTCATTTCCTATGTTTGCTGCCACAACCTCAAAATGGGACGACCTACCAGGAGGAGGCGTCTTAACGGTTAATTACGATAGTATTGAATACGACACTACTGACATGTTCGACAAGAGTACTCACCAAGCTACAGTTCCTATGGACGGCATCTACACGGTCTCAGCTAAAGTCGCAATATCAGCGGCCGGATATGGACACGCAGCTACTGCTACAGGGATGGTCTATAAGAATGGCGCTATGTTGGAAGAGATGGAGCGAATTGTAGGTAGTGGTAACGGGCTTACATTATTAAGGTCTTCTCACACGTTTGATGTGCTTCTTAAGAAAGGTGATATTATTAGTGTCAAAGCACACTGCTCAGAAAACTACCGCCAATATGGTGGCCCAACCACCCACAGTAGGTTCTCAATGAGACTAATCACACCGTATACTAAACTTCACCAATAGCGATCCAAGAAACGCCGTGCCAAGCGCTACCAAAAGCACCTCGCGAGGACGCAATCAATTTGCATCCTGTAGTTGTAATATTTCCTGGCTCAACGACATTTCCAGACCCTACTGGGTTAGTAAACTCAGCTATATCTGAGGCGGCCGAACCTCTAAATCCATTAAACGATGCTGTGATCGAATGAACTTTTTTGAACTGTTTTGGAAAAGCAATCGGCACTTCCATACGATTTTTGTTGTTGCCAAGAAATTGCGTCCAGCCAAACTGAATCATAAGTCTTCCCACGGTGACGATGTCGCCGTGGGCTCTACCTGCAAATAATGACGTCAAATCAATATTATGCGACGGTTCATGTTAAGGCTCTTGATGTTTACGGTAAATGATATTATAATATAAACATATCACGTCACGCTTACGGTAAACTGCGGTAATCTCAACTAACACTTTGAATAACCGCAGTTTTATTTTATGAGCAACACAGACGTATCAGCAAAAGAATTTGGAGCCTTGCAGGCGAATGTTGAGTATATCAAAGACGATGTCATTGAGATTAAAGATATCTTGCGCAATCAAGACTATGTTAGCCGAAAAGAATATCAAAAGTTGGCTGATCTCGTTGAGCGACAATCTGGGCAGCTCAATGCAATCGAAAAGAACCTAGGTATTAATGAAGCCACTTTTACTGGGCAAGTGAAGCGGTTTATGGATAAGCATGTTGCAGCTGCATTTAGCAGCGCATTGATGCTTATCGTTATCTGGGCGCTATATGTAACACAATCATCGCAGATCGAGCGGTTGAAAACCGATTTGAATATAACAAACGAAACTGTTCGGTCAAGAGAAAATAGATGACGAGGAGGTCAAATATGAAATCTAAAAAGAAAATCAAATATCAGCTGTCAATACTTGCTGCTACCTGTACGGCACTTGCATATGGTGCAACGTCTTTAGGCAAGATATGGGGATTTGAACAATTTGGCGAGCAAATAGCCTCAACACTGGTTGTTGTCGCCGCCATTGTTAGCATGATACTTGGAGGCACGACTGTTCAAAAGAGAATTGACGAAAGCGAGGTCCAGAAGTGAAATCTTTTTGTAAAAATGTAGCAGCATTTTTGGCTGACCATCTAATTGTAGTCTGTCTAGCGTTCGTTTTTGCTGTTATTGTACTGTTCGCTGTATTTGGCAAGAAAGCCCCCGACGGCAGCATTACCCTTGACGGCAATAAAGCGCAGTATTCTGAAGCTCAGAAGCAGGCTCTGTGTAAAGTTAAGGAGCAAGGTGACAGAGCTGTAGCAAGTATGCTTGGCTTTGACGCGCCACAAGACAAAGGCTCTGGCTGTGAACCGACCGACAAAGAGTTAGCGCAGATGGGCTCAGGTGTTTATTACAAGACCGACCTGTCTAGTCCTACAGCATTCGTAAATGCCATGAATGGCCGCGGCTTTAATGAGGGCTACGGCTTGCAATGTGTAGCAGGCTTTAAGCAGTTTATGTTCAGTCTTTCAGGACGTGTTGTGGCTACCCGCACTGGTGGAGCAAGCGGGTATGCGAACCAGGTGGGTGAAATCCAAGCATTAGGCTTTACCTGGCACTCTGGACAGGCTGGCATGAAAGACGGAGACTGGGCGATTTTCGGTGGCGGCACGTACGGACACGTCGCGATGTACTATCAGGGCAAGTTCTTTGGTCAAAACCAAGGCTCAGGCAATATCTATGTCGGCAACGCGTTTAATCTGATGGATTTAGGCGGCTACCGCAACTCAATTATCGGCTACTACCGACCTAACATCTGGGCAAATGGTAGCACTGCTAGCGCTCCAGCAGCTCCAGCAGCCAGCTCAAAAGCAGTGAACGACCAAGTAGTATCTGATGTATTAAAGGGTGTGTACGGTAGCGGCAATGACCGTGTAGCACGGTTGCAAGCCGCTGGTTACAATCCAGCCGAAGTACAAGCGGCGGTGAATGCTCGCGTAGCAACGCAAGCACCGCGAGTAGTTGCACCACGCCAGAATTATGCGGCTAACAGCACGAGTGGCTACATTGTGCGTCGTGGCGATACGCTCGGCGACATTGCGTTGAGGAATGGCTGGCATGGCACGAGTGGATTGTTCGGTAATTCTGGTTATACACAGCGACTGGCTGAGCGAAATGGGATTGCCAATCGTGGATTGATTTATCCAGGACAAAGGGTTAACCCATGAGCCTCCAGAAAATAACCATCACCAAATCCAGCTTGTACTTTCGCGAATGCAAGGCTTGCGGCTGCGTGACATTGCACGTTGGTAAGTCTACGCCGCAGATGATGTCAGGTTCGACATACAATGATTGCCTGCAATGCCTAGTTGACGCACACAGTGTGCCAGGTTTAAGTCGCTGGCATGACCCGAAAACTGGCAAATTGTTGACCGAGCCACGGGGCAAGACACCGCCAGAGCCAAAAAGCTGAACTGTTCGGAAATCCCGAACAGTTGAAACTCTATACTCGATTAAGCTACTGTGTTTCCAATCCCGGTAGCTTTTTCATTTGGTAAAATTAAACTATGTTAAAACGTATTATCATTAGAATCTATAAAGAATATCGCTATATTTTTTACGGGAAGTGAGTTTTCCACAGGTTTAATAAAAAATATCTGACTTTTTTGACAAAACGTGTTGACATACGGCAACACGTTTGCTATACTTAAGACATGGTTGAGGGGCAACCAAGCAACAATTAACAATTCGGCGGCAAGAAAGAGAGTAAAAATGTTCAAATCAACCTTTCAGTTTTTCAGAATTAAAATCACTGTAAAATTGGAGATTGTAAATAAACGAAAAATCAAAACTAGAAAATAAAACCTAGAAAAACACAAACACTAAAATAAAAACAGCTCCTCAACCATCGCCGCCAAGAAAGGATAATTAAAATGGCAACATTTACAGGGTGGTACTACACGGGTGACCAGCCAACACAAGAATTCACTTTCGAGGCAGATAAGAGCTTGAAGGGTGATATAGAAGAACTTGAGACGGTTATGAGGAGAGAGATGCGTAAACGATTCAGCAGAAGTACAGTGGAGAACGCTACAATCGAGAACATTAGCATCGAATTGGATGAAGAGGCTATGCTAGAGAATATCATTGAGACGGTGAAGGAGCTAGACAGATATGAGGATTATGAAGCGGTAGTAGATAACGGCACTATATTCTTTTACGATGACGATGACGAGCTGGTAGAGGTGTTTAATACTGGAGAGGCACTCAGAAACGCGGTAGAGCAGATTGAATCGAGTGGTAACGATGAAGCTGAAATTCGCTACGACGGCTTGAAATACTTTACCGTCAATGCTATTTATTAAACATTAAACAGCCCTGCCCGAGGCGTTATATCGGGCGGAAAGGCACAACATGAAAACTAAACACATACACGTAAAAGTTTCAGAGGGCGATCACGAGATCATCACCAAGCGAGCTGCCGAATTGAATATGACGGTTAGCGAATATATACGACGACTAGTGGTGGCAGATGTTGCCGTTGCGGAATCTAAAAAATAGTGATAAACTTCAAGCGCATGGTTTGAACATCCATGCTCTCTTTCCGCCCTCTGAAAAACGAGGGCGGGTTTTTAATGTCTTGACTTTTATTTAAATATTTGCAATAATAGTATTGATCACACATCAGGCATGCCCTCGCAAGAGGGTCCTATCAGTCCCTCGCCAGCGCGTTAGTCTGGAGGGGGATTTTTTATATTCCCAAAAAAAATAGAAAATTCTTGTCAAGCCCTAAGCACTAACGGGCATTGTTTGGATTTTCTCATATAAACACAACACCCTAATCTAGTGATGGTGCTAGTTAGATTTGGGCTTAAATTTGGAGGGTTAACAGAGGTGAAGACGCATCAATTGCAATCCCAATCTCAATTTAAAAGATTTCCTGAAAGAAATCCCAATCTCAATACCAATTACAATTGTTTAGTTACGTCGGGCGAAAAACAGCCAATGGACAAATGGCAAAAGACACGTCGAGCTGAATCTATTGCGTATCAGCTTTGCGATAAATTCAATAATCACGACTACTTTTCGTTCTATTGTAAGGTGGCATTGAAATTGCCGGAATATAGAGTTTGGCAACTAGTAGAGGAGGCTCAACGCGGTCAACAGCCAGCGCGCCTATTCTCATTCCTCTGTAAAAAGGTAGGCGTATGACATTTGACACTAAAGCAGCTAAACGTAAACTCATGAAACGTATTGATGAGGTGAGAGCAGAGCGTCATCAGCAAAAGATGTTTCAGAAAAGAGAGAATGGCTGTGATCATAAATGGAAGGTGTATAAGCAGATTATCAAGATTGATTATTTCGCTACCGTTATGAAGGGTCAAATACGTGAATATAGCGGTCCAACAGCGCCATATTTCATAGTTAAAGGCTGCCATAAATGCCATGAAAAGCATTACATTGACTTAAAAAATCTGTAGAATGAATATTTGGGGCGTATAAGGTGATATGTCAACATAATGTCATTTAAGGAGAGAAGAATGACACCATCCATATTAACCACCACCTCAAAAACAGCTGTAATTGACGAGTTACATCACACAGAGTCTGCATTTCAGACAGACTACTATACCGAAAATATACGCGAGCTAGCATTTCAGTTTATTCATTATTCAGCAGTCGTAGAGGATATGTCGCCAGCGACAGTTGCAACCAGGGTGGTTCGCCTCAAACACTTCGTCAACTTCTGCAATGAATTACATAAAACTAACATAACCGAGCTGTCCGTCAGATGGCTCGATTTTTATTTCTATGAATACCGAAAGACTCATGCTGGCTCAACCACTAACACCGTCAAGCGGGTCATTAAAGCGTTTTTTAAATGGTGCTACGAGCGCATGAACGTGAGTTGTATTAATCCCGATCTCATTAAATCACACAAAAACGCCAAGCCGCGCCCAAGATACATACAGCATCAAGTTATCCAATCAGTCCTCCGAAAAACGGCTGAGAATAGCAGGGATCAGCATATAAACATGCTTGTCGACTTCGCTTACGACACTGGACTGCGCATTTCAGAAATAGCTAGAGTAAGCTACAAGGATATTGATGGGTTAAACCTATATGTTAAAGGGAAAGGATCTAAAGATCGTACAGTGTTTCTCACTGAGCGCTTAAAGGAGAAGATAGATGAATTTGCTACAGATTATAACCGCTTTGCTGGTCCTCTATTCAAAGTAAATGATAAAACTGCTAGGGTTCAGCTACAGCGCGCTTTTAAGAAACATGCTGGAATCCATATGACACCTCATCAATTACGTCACAGTTTCGCCGTTCGATTGCTAATTGCTGGCTGCGACCTTATGACAATACAGAAGCTACTAGGACATAGTGATATCTCGACGGTCCAAATATATCTGCAAATTAAAGATGATTTGGCAGAGAGCCAGTTTTATAAATCCATGAAAAACGCTCAAGGTTATTGACATATTCAACCAACTTTGCTATACTAAGGGCAGTTGAGAAGAGCAATTGCCCTTCCAAGTATTTTTACACCAATAACTTTTATGGCTCTCTACCAGCTAAAAGGTATAGCAGCCAGAAATTGTACCACCAAAACGGAATTGTTGTGGTGGACAGTCGTAGTTAT